CCCGGCTCCCACTTAAGGGAGCCGGGGGTAGATATGAGATCACCTCCTCTTCAGACGCGGTTCATAAAGACAAACCCGAAAGTAGAGTGTGAATCAATCATTAGACTACAGAGAAGTACTCTGAGCTGAAACCGTTAGTGAGGTTGTTAGCAGCACCATTCAATGCAGCACGGAGTTCGGCTCTAGTTGGTGTAGAATCATTCATACCAACGATAGCGCGGCAAAGCTCTGGACGGATAATACCAGTACCCTTCATCATGCTAGCTACGGTGAACTGAGTGTTACGACGAACATCAGCAACGGTATCAACCTTCATACCCTGTAGGGATAGACCAGCAATTGCTTCCTGCTGGAAGATAATGCCGTGAAGATTAATTGTATCGCACTTTAGGTTGTACTTGGCAGAACCAATGGCAGCACCTTCAAGGTCTGTCTTTGGTAGGTGATTGCTCTTGACAATCTTGACACCCATGTAGTCAAGGCTATCAGTCATAGCATTCATGCCCATTGTGTATGGAGCGCCTAGACCACCGTACTCGTCTGAACCACCAAACATTGGATTCTTGGTGAAGTTTAGACCAGCAAGAGCGGTGGCTGCGGTAGTTGAAATATCAGCAGAACGAGTCAAGCCAAGACCACGAATGACTTGGAAGACCTTTGGTGTAACAACGCAATAAACATTGGTAACCTGTACATCGTTTTCCTGACACTTGACGAGGTAATCTTCAATACCCTCAAGAACCTTAAGAGCAGTTACTTCAGTTGCGGCTGAAGGAGCAACATTGCCTACATCAATTGGAGCTTGGAAAGCATTGGTAGTAAAGTCAGAACCACGGGGATCACCTGTGATTGGAGCTACAGCGCAAGCAGCGAGTAGAGCTACGGCAATCTGACGATCACGGGTGTTAGCAAGAGTTAGACCTGACTGACGAGCTAGCTCTGAGCGGTAATCCCACTGAGTGATGAGCAAGTCAATGTTGTCGGTTTCAAAGTGAGCAGCCATTGGACGAGCATCAAGATTTACCTTGAAGGTACGGCTGGTGTTGCCCTTACCTGAAAGCTCTTGACCAGCTTCCCAAGCAGCGTTGAGATCTACGGTTCCAGTAATTGGGAACTCGTATGAGAAACCACCAGAAATAGTACGGGTGGCAATCATGTTCTCAAACATATTGTACTGATCATAAGCGTTGATTACTTCGCCAGACCAGAGTGGGAGCCAGAGTTTATTTGCTCCGAGATTACCACCAGAAGTTGCAGCGGTGGTTGAAGTGCGGTAAACCATATCGGTTCCGGCTAATGGATCATTTAGTGGCATGTGTTTATTCCTTTTATAAGTAGACTAAAATTTGAGACAATAATAGAAAGCTCAATCGTTCGATTGTTCCTGAAGGAGTCTACTGGTTTGAGTGAGTCCAGCCAAGGGTCATCCATTACCTTTCGGGGGATTTACCCATAGGCTGTCCTCAGTCAATCCGCTGTCTCGGAGCGGATTATTTGGGTAGTTTTGTAAAGTCGGTTCGTAGCATCCGCTGTTCCACATATTCGCGGAACTTTGGATTAACTTCAAACCGTCTATCATTACGCTCAGCCATGAACTCTCGCTTAGTTTGGTAAGCGGTAAAGCCTTGCTGAGTGCTTGCCATTGGAACTTGTCCTCTGGCTGTTTGTTTTGGTTCAGCAGCCTTGCTTGTCCCTGTAGCCTTGGCAAACTTTGCCTGTAGACCATAGAGAGCAACATCCCAAGAAGGTGATGCGAGGTTCTGATTGATTGCATTCTGTTCAGCTTGGGTAAGATTCTTACTTGCCCAATCAAACATTTTTGCTAGTTGATCCTTTCCACCAATAAGCTCAGCAGCCTTGCTATAAGCAATCTCTAGCTTTGCCTTTTGACCTATCATATATTCACTAATGATAGATTCTGGTAGATTAGTCTTCTTCTTAATCGTGTCTAGAGTTTCAGTAGATAGATTATTATTAGTAGCGAACTCAACAGTCCACTGCTTCCAATCATCTTCGGTAGCAACAGCTGGAGTTTCAGCTTTAACTTCTTCTACCTTCTTCTCTGGGATCTTCAGAACTTCTGGTACGACAGGAATCTCTTCCTTTGTTGGAGCAGCATCCTGTTTGACTGGGTTTGCTGTAGTGGGATTCTGCTCGTACTTCTTCTTGAGGTCGGATACTTCCTGCCGTGACTTGGTGTATTCCTTTTGAGCAGTCTTAAGACTTTCAAACCAAGCTCCTGCGTCCTTAAAGTTTTCAGGAACAGCCATACCTTGGTTTCTTACATAAGCGTCAAAAGCAGCCTTCTCACGGGAGAGAATAGCATCCTCTGCTGTCGATGTAAGAGATTGTTCCTGTGATACTACTGGAGTCTCGGAAGATTGTTCCATCATATCGGGAGTCTCTTCATTCATAGTGTGTGTCTTTCGTTAGGGTTAAAAATTAATAAGACTTCTTCTTAGCAGCCATCTTCTTAACAGCTGCCATTTTCTTTTCAGCAGTCTTCTTGACTGCCTTCTTCATTGGCTTCTTCATTTTTTTCCTTTCTTTGGGTATACCATTTTTTGTGCGTCTTTACCAGTGCATGTTGTGGTCTTACCACAGTTACACTTATATGTTTTCTTAGCCATTATTGTCTCCAGTTGGAGGAAAGAATCTAGGAGAACCATTGAGATCATAGATCCACCAAGGTTCGCATAGTTCATCGGCTGCTAGTTCAATAGCTGTATCTGATGTAGTCCACGGCATAATGCCATCCCACTCAGCTACATTATCGACTGTGTTATTATTTGGGTTGATTAAAGCATATCTCATTTGTATTATCCACAGATTGTGTATACGATGCAGTAGCCTACGCCACCTGCACCACCTGCGCCACCTGCGCTAGTACCACGGCCACCACCGCCACCACCAGAGCCACGGATACCTGCACCGCCTGTTCCGCCTGTGGTGCTGCTTCCGCCGCCACCACCGCCGCCAGAACCGAATCCGGTTGTGGTTACGGTTCCTGCACCTCCTGCTCCTCCGGGGGTTCCGACTACACCTGCTGTGCCACCACCGCCGGAATTAGGAGTAGTAACGGATGCCCAACTACCCTGACCACCTTGTCCGCCTACGCCACCTGCGCTGGATACAAGTTGTGCTCCACCACCACCACCACCGGGACCGTTGTATTTACCAACGCGACCGGGGTTTCCAGAGGCAATGCCAGCACCAAAACCACCAGTAATTGTTCCGCCGTCATTTGTTCGGATTACAAGAGTACCGCCACCACCACCAACGGCAAAAACCCAGTTACTAAGAGCAGGACCAAACTGAGTCAGTCCTCCTGCTCCACCATTGTTGACAGTTCCGGCTGCTCCGGCTGTACCAGCCGCGCCACAAGTAACTGTCTCAGTTGTACCAAGGCGACTTGCTGGAATCCAAAGTTCGGATACTTGACCAGCACATCCACCCGCACCACCAGATGCTGTGGATGCGCCGCTGCCTCCTGCGCCACCACCAATACAACGAATGAAAACCATTTGAGCATTAGCTGGCTTTGTCCATGTACCACTACTTGTGAATTCTTGTGTATTTACTATAATACCAGCAGTAGCTACAGCAGCTAATCCTGAAGTAATATCACTAGCAGTATGGGTATGTACTAAATTAGCTTTACCTGCTAAACCAGAAGTTAAAGCTGTTGGCTTAATAGCATCATCTGCGGCTTGAAGCGCACTACTTGCAGTTTTAACAGCAGAGTCAGTAGATGTTTTAAGATTTGAGATTTCTTGAATAGAAGATTCTAGCAAACGCTGCAACTTCTTATTCAATAAAACCTGTTGCTGTAGTTTGCTGTTTAAGTTCATTTAATATCCTATAAATTTGTAGTTGTCAATGAAGACAATACATTATTCATATACTGAGTATAACCATCAGCAGGGTGCATAATAATAAGTTTATAACTTACATTCTTATTTCCAGCCGCACCAACATCTAGTGGTGTTATACCACCACCGCTGTTACTAGGAGTTCCATTGGGCCATGCTCTTATTTTAGCAACTTTTGTAGTTTCATTATATTCTGTTATAAATGCAAACTGAGGTTGTCTATTTTGAATACCATAAGTAAAAGTTAATCCTGTAAGCGGACCTGCTGTTGTTGTAATAGCTGCTCCACCATAACTAGCTGAAAGCTGAAAATTTGTGTTTGTTGGTGAGCCTGCTGGTGTGTTTGTTGGTGTTCCTATGATATAATATGTTGTTGGATTAGAATAACCAGTTATGGTTCCTCCTCCTCCAGATAAAGTACCACTTACTACTATAGGTCTATTTGCAACAAGTCCTGAAAACAAAGCGCTAGTAAAATTACCACCAGTACTTGCTACTACACTTGTAAGGGAACCACCAGAAACATAACCAACTTCTATAATTTCTAATAATCTATTTCTAAAATAATTAGTTGTTGTTCCTTCTGTTGCATATGATCCAGTAAGTGTAAAACTTGTTGCATCAAAAGTAGCATTAGTAGCAACCACTACAGGTACTGTAGGAGAACCTGAAGCTACTGCTCCACCAGCTAAGTGGGCAGGAAAATCAGGAGCAACAATAGGAGAATTATTCCAATACTGAAATAAACTCTGTCCATTTCCATTACCTGTAACTAAACTGTTATAACTTATTAATCTTTTAATATCAATAACAGTCATGTCTGGATTTTCAATAGCCATTTGATTAGCAGCAGATCGCACAGAAATAAGGTTATTAGCCAAAGAGCTACCAGAACTACCATCAGCTAAAGAAATGGGATGACTTACCCAAGAAACAATAGCAAGATCAGATAAAGGATATCCTAAAGAAATCCAAATTTCTTTAAAAGATGCCCAAATAGATTTATATGCATCAGTCCATCTTTGTGGTGTTTCGTAGTTTGGACCGGGAGATGCTGGATAAAGGTTTACGCCTGATTGTGCCATTATTACAACACGACCACTACCACCAGCTGTCCTTTGTCTTTCTCTAATTTCTTTAACTAAAGCTTTTAAGGATGTGTTTTTAACACCCCCTAAAACACCAGCAATTCCTTGACTGTTATATCCACCTAAATAACTTAGTGAAGTTACTGCCCATCCTTTTCTTCTGGCATACATTGATTGACAATGTAATACCATAGGTCCACATGTTTTTTGCCCACCCGAACCAACAAAACCCCAGCCAGCTCTGTAACCAGTAGAAGAAGCTGTGGTAAATTCTAAATCTTCTACAAAAACTTGTCCAACTTCATCAGCATTTGCTGCAGCACATGACACAAATTTTCTTGTTGTGATTTCAGTACCACCGCCGTTAACACTTCCTGCTAGTTTAAATACTATAGGACAAAAACCACCAGCTTGTGCTGGAGAAACTGTTGTATTATTAGCATTTAATAGTTTACCATACTTTAAACGATAATATAATGTGTTACCATTAGCAGATAATGGATGATCTGGGTCTATTCCCATACCATAAGAATTAAAATACGATGCGCTATTTCTAGCTAAATAAGCCCAAGATTCGATATTAGGTCCATTACTTCCTGTACCACTAGAACCATATCTTACATAGATAGGATTAAGAGCTGTTATATCAATATATCCAGCAGGACTAAACTGAGAATAATAAGAAGGAGCCTCAGACTGTGCAGTAGCATCATTTCCTGATAAAAGTGTCGTACCTTTTAGTGGAATAGTTGCTGCAGTTTTCCAGCCAGTAGCTGTTGTTCCTGATGTGCCTGTGCCTTCGTGAAAAACAGGAAAAACGGATGTTCCATAGCAAGTATATCCTTTATCGTTTAATGCTTGCTGTAATCCATTATGATATCCCCACATACCAGCAACCGCAGAGCCTGTATTACTATCGCCAATAATAACAAAGTCAACACTGTCTTGCCCTGCTGCTAAATCTTGAAGAAATTTACTAGCTTTAGTAGACCCGTATATATTATTAAGAGCTGTTTGTGAATCTTCTAATTGTTTTAATCTATTACGATACATTAGATAGCTCCGTAATAAGCATTAGCTCCGTTTGGTATGGCGGTTCCACCATTGAACTCTACTTCAATAAGCTCACATCCTAGAGTATCTACTAAAATAAAAGCTGTATCACTAACATTAGTTGCGTTATAGATTTTAGCATCACCTTGTGCTTTTGTAATTGTTACAATCCGTCTAAAACCACCATCAGCATTTACTGTTATAGCGTCTGATCCTATAGTCATGGATGCTGAAGCAAAGAGACAAAGAGGAACCCATGCAGTAATTGCTCCTGCTGAATTTACAACTCTAGTCCAACCAGTAACTTTAATATTAGGAGAAGTTACTGTTGACTTTACAACAGGGATTAGTTTTAAATAACTAAGTGTTGAATTTGGTACAACAATACAACTAGATGTATTTACTGGAAGATCTGTTTGTGGGATATTAAGTGTAAAAGGTGTCGTATTAATTACAACATTTAGATTGTCTGTACCTGCTGGAGTTACAGAAGTTTTTAATAATCTTAGCGGTTCTTGCACCGTTTTGATTTGGGCCATTGTGTGTGTATGAATCATTGTTTATCCTTTAAGCTAGTACGACACTCACTGAAAATGGAGTGCTGCATACGAGATTGTCTAGTGAATTATAAAGAGCAAAAGAAAAATTTCCAGTAGTATCGCCTGTAGTAATAGCCAATCTAATGGTATCTCCACTTGTAAAGGTTGTATTTGTAAATACATTTCTTGTCCAAGTATTAAAAACTCCACCATTTTTTGACCAGCGTAGACCAGTGCCTCTTGGTACTGCACCAGAAACCACATCCCATTTTAAAGCTACAGGTTGAAGTGTATTATTAATTGGGAGTAAATTTGTTATAGGCATGTTTACAAGAAACACTTCCAAAATAGCATAATCTTGAGGACTCCATTGAATAAGATCAAGAGCTGGTACATAACCATCTATATTAACAAGACGATTTCTACTAAGACGAAACACGGGAGAAGTAAAAGACCAGACTCTATTGCGGTGCATGGTTACTTCTTACACCGCTTGTTCTTTGGGCACGATGTCTTAGATTTACCGGGACCACCCCATAGATCTTTACATGCCCAGTATTGTGCGGATAGTTTATTCTTTGCTGAGTCACATTTATGCCTTGCACGGAAAGACTTACGAGCACCAGCGCTATAATTATTACCATAGCCTGTTGCTCCATAATGAATAATCTTTTCTTGCCCGTTAGCGCAAGCTTTTACCACACGCTTCTTAGCGGGGTTAGGAGACTTGCGTGGTTGATTGCAAGGCATGTTAGCTTTGTTTACTTTCTTAGCCATTACTGACCTCCCATAAAGGCTGACATATCAGCACCTGAATTCTGTAAGACATTCATAATACCCTGTCCACCATTCTGAGCAAGATCTTGTTGACCAGCAGTTACTGCTAGATTACCTAGCGCACCAGCTACAGCCTGACCACCAGCTTGCATTGTCTGCTGCTGCATCATCATGCGCTGCTGTTGCATCTGTTCCATCTGAATATCTTCAGCAGATCGTACCCAATTACGGGCATCAAATCCTAGTGAAGTAATTAATGCTCTTGCATATTCATCCCACTTGAATGACATTGCTGCCTGTTCTGGTAGATTGCGTACCATCTCACCCATTTGCATAAGCTTTTGGAGATCGGTGTCGCGGCTAAGAGCTTGTAGACCAGTGATTACTTCTACAGATAAAGAACCTTCAGCGTCAAAGAACTGTTCATACATGCGTTGATCTAGTTCTTCAGCTTCAATCATTAAGAAGACTGAACGCTTAACAATTGGTTCCATAAGATCTCTAGCAATAGCGGAGAATGCACCACCTAAAACTGTCTCAAGTTCTGATCCAATCATTCTAACGGCGGTAGCAGTAACGCGATCACCACTAGGAATAGATGCGCTAGACATGAGGAAGGCTTGGCCAATCTCATTACGCATTGTTTGCACAGCAGTCTGTGCTGCACCAATCTGTGGATTCATTGTCTGTGATGGAGACAGGACGAATACATCCTGCTGTCGTACAGGAACCCATGAGCCATTGGTAGAGTCGGCAATATCATCTACTTCAGTAATACCGGATGGATCAATACACATCCAGAAAGCTGAAGCAGCGGCCATGCCATCAAGCATTGCGCGTGTATAGCCATCAAGACTTGAGAGATCTCCTAGGATATCTTCGCAGTGCGACCTTCCGTAGTTTTCTCCGGGTATGCCATACCACCGTAGAACCGTTACAGGACAGACTTCGTAGACACCTTCCGCTAGTACTGAACCATCGGAGTCTTCTTTCTTGTACTTCCATACATTATCCTCCTTTAGATACTGGCAGTAGGTGGTTTTATAACCTTTTCTAGCAGACTGTGGAAGTGAGTAGTGATTACTAATAACTTCTGGATCTACTAAATCATATTCAATATGAATGATTTCATTTACATCTCCAGCTACAGTACGCTGAACCACATACTGATCCAAGCGGGTAACACGGAATTTAAAATCATCCATCTCATGTACCAAGCAATCTCCAACAACAATTAAGTTTTGAATAGCTTGATAGATTGTTTCTCGTAAATTAGTACCAATAAGCTTTCGGTAAACCTGATAGCTCATTGTTTCTAAGTACTGGCCAATTTCTGCGGTAGGTTCTACACCAGACCGCAGACCAAACTTAAAGAATGGAGTATCATTTAAAGGCATCATTGCCGAAAGCATTCGGCTTGCTAGGGAAGTTACTCCTCTAGCACCAACAGAAGATGTTGGTTGTGGTAATTCCATTTCTTCAGTCCACCCTTCAGGTGGTAGAAGACTGGGAATTGTTAGAGCAGAACATAGTCTTGCTCGGTATAGCTTAGATGTTCGCATAGCATCCAGCATTCGGAAGCGATCAACTAGATTGCCTGTCATTGATAGCTCCTTACTGGTTGTTCATACCATTGTATAGTGAAGAATAGAAATCTAATGAGCGAACATTAGTACCTTGAATGCCCTGCGTCTGAGTTTCTTCAGCCTGAGCCTGTGCTTCTAGTACTGCTTCTTGTTCAGCTTGCGAGGCTTCTTGTATAGCCTGTTCTTCTTCTGCTTTAAGTTTAGACTTTTCAGTCGCTTCTCTAGCAACTCTACGAGTCTCTGCATCTTCAGCAGCTTTTCTTCGTTCTTCTTCTTGTTGTTTTTGGAACTCTCTTTCCTCTGCCATTAGCTGTTGCTGTTCGGCAAAAGTCATTCCACCACTAATCTTAGGTGATCCACCCATATTACGCTCCTTCACCTTGGTTTAGTAACCAATTATTAAACCAAAGTAAATCATTTTGTTGTTGCTCAGCAAACATACGCTGCTGCTCTTCAAAATATGCTTGTACTATTGGATTTTGTTCTCTGTAAGCTATAAACTCATCATATGTTAATTCGGTTTCTGGCATTTATTTACCTCCTTGCTGTTGTTTGAGGACAGCTTTCAGTTTATTGACAACCTCTATCTGTCCTGCTCTGAACGCAGCTTGTCTAGCAAACTTTAGTTCATTTACATCGGGGTCGTATTCTAAAGGTTTATAAAGTTCTTCCAGAATCTTTATTAATTCTGGGTCGATTCTCGGAAACTTTTCTAATTTCATTTGTTAGTTCATCTAGCTTAGCATAGATGTCTTTAAGCATAAGCTTAACTTCTGGCATATCAATACCAGAAGCAAGCGTTAGTTTTGTTTTTGCTGATTGAATATTTGTAACCATAGTTTATTTCTTTGCTGCTATCTTTTTTGTTAGGTCTGTTATCTTATCAGTAGTTTTTGTTTGTTTTTTAGTAAAATCAGCTATGCTCTTTTTTAGTTCATCAGCATAATAATTTGCCCATGTCTTTTGTAAATCAGCGGAAGACATAAAACGAGTAGTTTCAATTTGTTTTGTTAACTCTTTTTTTGCAGCTGACTCTGATTCAGATAATTTAATTGAATAAACGGGAACTGTTCTTTTAGTAACTGGATCGTAATTGTAAGTTACTTCTCTATTTTTTCCTTTAGCTTGCTGCCATCTAGTTAATCCAGAAGCAGTATTAAGATCTACTGCATCATATTGGAATGGATTTACCATTCCTTTACCAACAGTAGGATTTAAAACAGAAGATAAATATTTTTGTAATACTCCTGATTGAGCTGTTTGTTTTTCACTATTCAAAAACTTTGCAATATCTTCTTGCTGTTTTTGATAAGCTAAATTATTTTTTTCTACTTCACCAATCTGCTGTTCTGTCTTTTGTTCAGCTGTTCTAGCTGCATTAAATACATAAAAAGCTTTGTCAGTGTTTGAAGCAGTAACAGCATCACCACCAAGTGTAAACTGAACATCTTTAATAGCAGAATATTCTTTATCATATACATCAGTATATCTAGGAACTTCTTTTGTTGCTAGTTTTTGAGCACCTGTTTGTTTAAAGTAAGCGGATTCACCGATGTCTCTAAAATCCAAAAGACCTGACTGAACAGTACTTAATGTTTTTCCAAGACTTTGCAATGAAGAGCTATAACTATTTAAGTTAGCTGTTCTTGTTGCAAGTGCTGCTTCAAGTTGGGCTAGTGTTTTTCCCATGTTTTATCCTTTAAGATCTATGATCTCACACGCACCAGCAGTGCATGCCATTGTATGAGAGGATGTTGTTGTATCTGTCTTTTCATAGAAAGAGAGATGATTAAAATCGACAGGAACCATTACATATGAATCATATGTTTCTTTAGTGATTGATTCAAATGGAGCCTGAGCATAGATATGATCAGACTTAGGAAGAAAAGAGATACCGGAGATTTTATCAAAGTTCTCCCATACCCACTGACCTACTGGCATAAACTCACTATCAGAATAATTAACAGTAATGCTTGGCTTATGCTGGCAGTAATACTCTTGGTAAGCAAGCCACAGATTAAGATGGTCGATTGCTTGTAGTTCATCTTGGGTAAGAGAACCTGATGGAGCAGACTGAGCAAAGGTAAAGACAGCGGTTGAATCTGGATTCATTACGCAGTCTTCTACCATAACCTGTGCATCACGCATAAGCTGATAGATAGGATCTTTCTTGTCGATACGAACTCTACGATAATAGTGCTCGGCATATCGTGGGTGTAGACCACTGGCTGAATTAGCCAAGCATGAGGTAGTTCCCTCTGGCTTGATGCAAGTGATTGACTTGCTTGGGTTGATGCCCAACTGTTTAGCCCAATCAAGGTTAGTCTTGATTGCGATCTCACGAAGATTCTCAAGAACATGCTTGAGCTTTCCGTAACCATGAATCTCT